TACTTAAGTATAGCATAGTTTTTCATCCTTGTCAATAGGTACTTATACTTACGGTAGTACATTTGTATTAGGCGTGAGTATATATACCTACACAGGCATATATATACATACGCGGGTGTGCGCGGGTGTAGGTGCGTGCGTGCGTGCGTGTACGTGCGCCTATACGCGGACATGACAAAAGGGCTTGGTTTAACCCTTGCCCTTCTGTGTGCCTTTAACGCTTTGCGCATCGATAAAGATATTTGGCGGAACAATTTTTAAGTGGATGTTCAACCCCCGACAAGAAACGTAATCTGTCAGTCGCCCTTTTTACTTAACGCGGTTTAAGGGTAAGCGGCGGTTGGGACTTGTTTAAAGTGAACCCAACGTTAGCACTAGACGCCCGAAGAATTTCTCCTTCGCCTCTCACAAATAATATAACGTACTAGAAGGTCGGCTGTCAATAGGTATTTATGCCTAATTTTTTCGTAGGTATATATACTCACCTATATATTTGCGTGCGCGTATACTACCACATCGGCTGGCGGTTGTCAAGTGTTTAATGATTTGAATATCTTATGCTAATCGGATTTAACATCAGTAAATCTTATCAATTGAAGACCGGTAGAGACAAAGTATCGGTCAAAAAAAGCTCTCATTTCGCCGGCTAACTGGGGGGATTTTTTTAAACCCTAGGGCTAGGGTATGAAACGTGAGTATTTATACAGCGGTTCCACATTTTCTTAAGTATGAACACCCGTACTGTATTCTACTATCGCTTATTACTTCAGGCTTCCTTTAGTCTTATAGTTATGTTTGTCTGTACCTATAAGATACTAATTAGCCCTGAAAACGATAACCAAAGACCTGTATATTGGGCTTTATTAAGTGCCACCGCAACATCTTGGATGCCCTCGCCATTGAAATCAGATGAAGAAGATAAGGCTATAACTAGCGTAGAAAAAACTGTAGATATGATTGCTCCACAGTCTAATAAGCAAGGGGAATAGTAAAAGCTTAATGTACCTGTCCCCAATACTAAGGTACTCAACTAAGGAATTAACCCTACCTTAGTTCGCCAGTTAGAAGCTCTGGTAAACCTCTCGAAAGGTTAACACTACTTGACTTAAGCAAGTTTTGCTAATCCGCCCCTATTAACTAAAGCAACCTTCACAAGAGGTTAGTTTTACTTTGTGTAGTGGGTGGTCTCTTGGAGATTGTACTCACAGTATACTCTCCATATTAAGCTTAAGTATAGTTAGCTTAGGTATGTATACTTTAGTACTAAGTTAACCTTCGATGTTTAGTCTTATAGGGTTAGTTATCTAACTTAAGTTAATATCTTATAGTACTGTATGGCACAACCTAGTTACACTCTCATACGTTCATCAGCTACCTTTACTAGACCTGCTAACGCAACCCCTTATGCCTCAGGTCGAGTCTTTAGTGATGGCAGTGTGATAAGGATAGCAACACCTGATAGACCATACTACATTAGACGATTACATACCACTCAGTCTGGTATGACTAACTCTATAAACCTTAGATACCATATCTTTAGTCAAGACCCTACTCCTTTTGTAACCTTAACTGATGGTGCTACTTTAGTATTACCTCCCGCGGTTTTTCCTTTTTACGAAGGCTTTCTAGACGCTGGTATGTCTACCCTCTTTGGTATAACAACAGGTATAGTAAGCGTAGGTCAAATCCAGGGCTATGGTTTGAATAACACAGGTGGTGAGTTCTTTCTAATTGCCACAGCTAACGCGGCGGGTACACCAGGAGCTAGCGCTATTACTCAAGTTTTTGTAACTATGGAGAGTGCTAACTAATGTCATACGCACTTCACTCTACGTCAGCTACTGTAACACGCCCTGCTAACGTTACAGCATACGGTAGTGGTCAATTCATGACCGGAGCCGACAATGGTATTCACGTGCTACCACATTTTAACACTAGGATGACTAGTATAACCAGTGCTAGGGTAGAGTTCGACTTCCCTATGGTTCTAAATGTACGAGTCTTTTTGTTTAACCGTGACCCTCGTTCTTTCTTTACTAGTGTAGATGGCGCTGGTGTTACGTTTACAGGTTTAGCTAGCCGTTGTGAGCACGTACTAACCTTTAGTAACGCTACTGTAGCTGGCGGTTTTACTCATATGTCGTTACCACAGCCGTTAGTTAATATCATGGAGTGTCCTGAAGGTGTAATCTATGCTGTGTTGACTAGTAATGGTACAGGAACACCAGTATCAGACGGGCGAATGAAGGTAGAACTATTCACTGAGACAATGATTACACAGGTATAAATATGGGTAGAAGATCTAAAGAGCCTACATCAGTAGCACCCTCAGCGCAAGATACCACAGCTATACAAAAGCAGTATCAGGATAGCCTTGCAGCTGTACAAGCACAAAGTGACGCTAGTCTAGCAGCAGTACAGAAAGCTAATGCAGACTCCCAGGCGGCTATTCAACAGCAGACACAACAGCAAGCGCAAGCTCAACAGGCTCAACAGCAACAGCTTACTCTATACTTACAACAGTTAGCAGCTACACAACAAGAGCAACAAGCAGCTGTAGCTAAGAAAGATTCGGCTATCACTGCTAACCAAGCGTTTGAGCGGCAGTCTACGTTAGCTGATAGTACTCAAAATAACCTGCTAGCCTCTACTCAAGCGTCAAACGCACAGTTTAAGCAGTCTACTAGCCGTAAGAGAGGATTTATCTCATGAAGATAGTAGACACTTCTAAGTTTACCGCTAGAAACTTACTAGCCGATGTTAATCTAGAGGCTTTCAAGTATGAGAAAGCAGCTGTTAAGCCATCGACTAAGGTTGTAGGCTCTAGTGAGTTATCTGTACAAGCGTTAACTGACATTAAAGCTTTCGCGGAACTCATAAGCTTCCAAGGTGGCTGGGGTAACTTCGGTAAGTGTCACGGTGATTTGGTAGACTTCATTACATCACCTCAGGTAAAGCTAGAGTGTAGACAAAAGCTTGCTTTCGAGGGTGATGAACAAGGTGCTTACTTACGTCGTCTAGTTCTTATGCCTAGGGGTCATCTTAAAAGCACTTGTGGGACTGTCTTGTATACTCTATGGCGTTTGTATAGGAATCCTAACATCCGTATTCTAGTGGCTTGTAACTTGCAGTCTCTAGCTTTCGCTTTTATCCGAGAGTTGAGAAGTTACTTTGAGAATACTAAGCTTGACAGTGTATGGAACAAAAGACCTCATCTAACCGGTGCATTACTACCACAGCTTCAGAAGAAGTCAAGAGATAGGAACTTTCATGTAGAGACTGAAGCGGAAGACCGTAAAGTAATCTGGAATAACACAGCGTTACAGGTTGTTAGAACTGAAGGTATTTACTATAAGGAGCCATCAGTATACGCTACTTCAGTAGGTACAACAGTAACAGGGCAACATTACGACTTGGTTATACTTGATGACCTCATAGACTTTAAGAACATAGAATCTGAGGTAAAAAAGAATCAGGTAGAAGAATGGATAGCTGACATTGAAAGTGTACTTAACCCTGCTGTTGTGACGACTATAGAGGGTTCTAGCGGTTTGTCTTTACCTGAGTTAATCGGTGGTGAGATAGTAATCAACGGCACTCGATACGCTATGGATGATTATTACTCTCAGGTTATAGATAGGGCAGATGAGTTAGGCTACCAGACGCACATAAGGAATGTATACAAGAATGGCGTAGATAATTCTGAAGGTTACTTGTGGGAAGAGAAGTACACAGAGCGTATGATAGATAGTCTTAAGGCAAGGTTATCTCCTAGGCGATTTAGCTCTCAGTACATGAACACAGTGTACGAGAAGGATACTAACCTCTTTAACATTAGAGCTATAACGTTAATTCCTGATGACTCTGTGTTTCGGAGTAATGGCAGACTGTGTGCTAAACATCCGTCTGGGAGGATAGAGGTAGTAGCTCCTATCATAGCCATCGACCCCGCGTTTACCACTAGTAAAACATCTGACGATTGTGCTATACTTGTAGGTTTTAAGTTTAACGACGGTACTCTAGTTGTAGTTGACCTCTTCTTAGACCGTATGTCAGCTTCAGATGTCGTAAAGAACACTGTCTACTTGGCTACCAATTACTCTACGATGAGAGTCTTTTACGAGGCTAACGGCGTAGGTCTTCTAGTGCCAGAGCTTTTTAAAACTGACGCTAGTAAAATAGACGGTAAGCAAATAATATGCTTCGGTCATTACGAACAAAGGAATAAGGAGAGCAAAATACAAGGTGTACTAGAGATGCCCTGTAACTTAGGTAAGCTTGCGGTGTGTCAACGTGTGAGAGATAATGCAGCAGTCTGGAAACAGCTAACTAACTACCCTGCTGTTAGACACGATGACTTCTTAGATGGCTTAGTTACACTATATGAACAAACGATAGCGTCTAGAGAGACTTATGTTAACAAAATACACGACATCTCTCTCAACGGTATAAGACTAAAGTGTGATAACTTACCAGACGCTAGAACATCAACGCCAACATTCTTAGGTGGTTATAATGAATACTTCGAGTGAAGGCTCTATGTACCAGAGTCGTATAAATGAAGAGAAACTAGCCAGAGCTTCCCTTAACTGCAAATGGATAGAACTCTGGAGTTTGTATAAAACACTGCCGATTAAAGTACGAGAGTCAGACGGCTGGCAGTCTAAGCTTAACGACGGTCGTATATTTGAGCTTATAGAGACAGTAGGAGCTTACGTTCGTAACGCCATGTTCTTTAGTGATAGATGGCTAGAGCTTGAAACAAATGACCACGAACTGTCAGAGCTATTACCTCTAGTTAGCGTAATGTTTTGTGATGCTCTTAACTTAAGCAACTTTAGAGAAGAGTTTACCTTGTTTC